GTAATTTTACCGCTCGTAAGAGCGTTGGCTGGCGACCTTTGAACCAGCCGTCCAGATCTAGAACGGTCTGACAGTGTATCGCTAGATACACTGGAAACGGGTTCTAGAAGTGGACAGTTAGCCAGTGGAATCTTCTTCACTTAAAAGAAAGAGAACGAGCTAGTCGGTAACCAGCAACCTTTTTAGCTTAACCATGGAGAGTTCAATAAGGCATACCCGTCACTCCGGCGTCACGAACCGGATACGTAAAATAGTGCCCCAGAAAACTGGGTGTAGCGAAGTGAAGGGACACACAATAAAAACCGAAACGAAGCCAATCGGGTGGTTATCCCAGGGTTGGCACCTCTGCGCTCACAAATACGTTAGGAGGAAGTTAGCAGCAGAAGAAAAGGAAGGAAAATTTTTAAGAAAGAAAATGAATGAACAAGTTGAAAAGAAGAAGAAACGGCAAATCCAAGCTAAGTGTGATTATTGGTCTGACCCCAGTAATAAAAATTCAGCCGTTGAGTTAGGTGAGTTCCTGGCTCGAGGAGAGGAACTCAAATATAATAAGGACAAGAGCAATGTCAAGTTGAGTGAGATCCCAATTGGGCCACAAGAACCAACTCTAGTGGCCAGATATGTGGTACAATCAGTCTTACGAGGACACAACATGCGAGACTTCCAGGCGTACGAAGCTGAGAATGGTGGTCTGTATGTGTGCGATACAGTAAAGTTTGATGGTTTACGTGTAGCAATTAATGCTGTACTTGAACCACTTGGCATTAACGAAGAGGTAGTATATTATGCAGACGACCGTCCTATAGCTCTAGTCCAACCAGGTGGAGAGCCCGCACCCATAACGCATTTGACCAAAGAAGGAGTTGGTCGCATTTGGGGCGACGGAGCACCCATGGTCCGTAGATACATCGACAACCACTTGGAGAGCTTCATAACAATGAAGTTTGCAGAAAATAGGACGGCATTGGCTTGGCAAGTCACTAGGGACTTAAAAGTTATATATGGTAAATATGCCATGGCCAATTCAATAGTTCGGGAAGTTATGTACGAGAAATGGCTACTAAAAGCTCTAGAATCCCACTATTCTGAAATGATTAAAAATTTTGACAGCCATCTCAAATTGAGAGCTATGGCCATACGAGCCAAATTTAATCCTGAATTTAAGGATAGGTCACGGAAAAGGTGGTGGCATTATTTGCTTGCAATGTCTTCAGTGACGTTCGGCGTTTCAATGCTTGAGTTGAGTCCTCGCATCTTGTTGGTAGCTTTGCCTTGCTTAGCTTGGCATTGGCTTCGAAGACCGAGGGCAATGACTAATAGGGAAGTGGTTGAGTGGAACGCAACTAGGGGAATTTCAGGAGTCACATTTGTTCCCCTGGCGAAACGCCATCTAATCAAACAGAGTAAGGTATCGCCTGATTTCAAGCACAAACCACAAATAAATCCAATCTTAAGGAAACCCAACCAAGATATTGCTGATAAATATATCGAAAATTATGGCACCATGATTAACAACATTCCCTTGGTCATTCCAGCCCAAGACGATGATGTCTTGGAAGCTGCCATAAAAATTAGAATGAATTTCGTTCGTGAGACTGACGAGAAAACCGTGGCTGAGTTCGTTGAATTTTCACGGAAACATATCGATCAGATGGATAGCATAAACCTCCAACCATTGTCTAGGGAACAACATCTAAAGAATGCGTACGGAGAGAAGAAGGCTAGGCAGATAATCAAAGATCATACACAGTTAGGTAATGATGACATTTGGGCTAATTTGTTTGTAAAATTGGAGGCTTACTTGGGAAAATCCCAGGAAGACTTCAAACCTAGGATGATCTGGGCTCGAACCCCCAACGTGTTGTATTGGTTTTCCAATTACTTCCATGATTTGGGCAATCAACTAGGCAAACTGTTTAATATCGATTCACCCGTCTATTACTCATCAAAAGCTAAACCCACTGATTTGGGTAGATATGCAGAAAAGATGGCTATGGGTGATAGTTTATATGAGCTCGATGTCAGTAACTTCGATGGTTCTATATCCAAGGAAATGCTTGAATTGGAAATGTATTTTCTCAAAAATCGGGTGATCGGCATGCCACCTGAAATTGAGTTCTTATATGATAACTGGACTAATGTTTGGGGTAAAACACGAACAGGCCTGAGTGTGAAAATGGAGCATGGCAGGAGGTCTGGTGACCTCTGGACTGCCCAGTTCAACATGCTCTTGAATTACCTAATGTCTAGATTTGTTGAACACAAGTTCGGTGTAAAAATACTGAGGAAGATAGTTCTGGGAGATGACTCTGTGTGGTCAACAGAGAAACCCCTGCCCGTTGATGATGTTATAAAATTGTACGCGGACCTAGGAATGACGGTGAAAATGTTTCATAGGGAATCGATCACGGATGTAGAATTCTGCTCTGGAAGATTTTGGCCCAATGCTGGGAAACTAATATGGGGTAATAAGCCTTTCAAGGTTCTATCAAAGATTGGAATGAACTATGGCAAACATGACCCTAAATACCACAAGCGCTTGCTCCTAGGAGTAGCGAAGGGTATGTTGTGCACCGCAGGACATATACCCATAGTTGGATCATTGTTCAGAGCCATAGCTGATAGTGGTGAACGCCAAGGTTTAAAACCGTACTATGATAATTCGCGGGAAAACCCTTACCGTCCACAAGGTGGTTTAGTCTTCTACCCTACTAGTGAGACGTATGAAATGTTCGCAAAGCTTTATGGGGCTGACAAATATGTTCTCATGGAATTAGACAAAATAATATATGAAGGCATAACAATTGATGATTTTCCTGGTGTTTTCACTGGAAATTTTATCATTGATATGGCCAAGATAGACCTAGATTTTGAAGTGGTTGATACCTTTGACGACCATTATGAGGTAACGAAGATCATTCCATATGAAGAGGAAGTGCATAAGTTACACATGGCCAAGACTAGGGGACTCATACAGGCTGGCATCGATTTTGGCCGTAGTGAGATGGAGGAATGTGGTTCTCCTTCATATGTAATCTTTCTACATGTATTGTTCACCTTAGTTAGTCACATTTCACTACAAGCAGGAGTCAAACTGCATGGAGAGTGGAACTCAATGGCATACAAGAAACAGGTTGATGCAGTCTGTGCACGGCGCAATCGTAGAAGAAAGCAAAAGACTCCTAAAGTGGTCGTTCAAGTGCAGGAACCTATGAATCGAAGGAAAGCTGTAAGAAAGGTGTATTTACAGAATAAATCGGTAGTGGACCCATATATCAAGAAGGGTCTTGAAATCGGTGGTGGACTTGGAGGTCGGTTCATTGGCAACCAATTTGGATATGGAGATTTAGGAGCTAGATATGGTCGTCGAGCTGGATCCTACATATCAAGGATTATTGGAACTGGTGATTATAAGATAAGGAAAAACAGTCTCCTGCGGGGAGGAATACCGGCATTTAAGGACTATGGTCGTGCTGTAGTCATTAGCAATAGGGAATTCCTCGGTGATGTTCAAGGTTCAACAAGTTTCACCTCTACCGAGTATCCGATTAATATTGGAATTTCTGCAACATTTCCTTGGGGATCAACTGTCGGTCAAAATTTTGATCAATATGAGATTCGGGGAATGGTATTTGAGTTTAAGTCCACTTCTGCGACAGCCCTTAATAGCACTAATACAGCTATGGGTGTCGTTGTCATGGCTACCCAGTACAATTCCAATCGATCATCATTCATTAACAAGCAAGAAATGGAAAACTATGAGTTTTCCACCTCTACTGTACCTTGCAATTCTTGTTTACATCCAATTGAGTGCGCTCATCCTGAAAAACCAGTTGCGCTCCAATATGTTAGGACGGGTGACGTTTCTAGTACAGAGAATCTGCTTTTTTATGACCTTGGGCGATTTACCATAGCCACTGTTGGAATGCAAGCTTCAGCCACCATTGGTGAGCTATGGGTAAGCTATGAGATCGCTTTATTCAAACCAATCATGATTCCTGGAGCCTTTGGCACAGCAATGTGGGCACACCAGCGGATAACAGCTTATGATGATACTGATATACTTGGTCCAACCATAGCTGCGAATGATGGAACCATGGCTTTGACCGTGTCTATCACGGGTAGTGGTTATGATACCATAACCCTGCCTTATTATATTACAACTGGTCGGTTTATTGTGGTCTGTTCTTGGGTGGGAAGTGCGACAGTTTCAACTGCTCTCACTACCAATAGAACAAACTGCACTGGTGAGCTCGTCTTTACCAATAACACTTCTGCCTCGGTGGCAAGTACAGGGACAGTTGCTAGCTTCGTTTTAGCGACGACGATCACCGTCACTTCTGGTTCAGCTGGGTTTTACTTTAGCTCAGCAACCTTGCCCACTTCTGGGACATATGGTGACATTTGGATAGTCCAAGTGGGTTCCAGTGATAGTGCAATGATGTTTGACTTAATGAAACAATTTGTGGGTGATAAATTCGCACACAGAACCGTTACAGAACCTAAGAAAGTAGGTAAAATGGAAGCGGTGGAGAAATATATGGATCAATTGAGTTTGGTCGATGAAGAAGAAGAGAAATATGGGGACTACGAACATGTACCCCGGGTGTCTAAGTATGGACGTGTCAATCCTCGACACGCCCACCACTTGGGCTAGTGAGTTTGTGACCGACTAAGTCAATAAACTGGCCGCGCAGTGACGTGTTAGCCTGCACCGTTAAGCC